TACTAATATTTATTATGCTAATGCTTCTTCAGTAACAAGTTTTAACACTCGTACTGGTGCTATTACACTTAATTCTACTGATGTAACTGATGCGCTTGGATTTACTCCTTTGCAATATGGGTTAGGAGTAAATCAAAGTTATGTTAATTATACTTCATCAGGAAGAACATTAAATACTATTTATACAAATACAACTGGCAAGCCTATTTATATAGAATGTACTATTTCTGATTTATCTAGTAATACATTGACATTGTTAGTAAATGGAATTGTAGCAGATTACTTTACTGACAATGGTGGATTCGTACAAAATGTTAGAGTTAGCGGAATAATTCCTGCGACACAAACATATCAAGTTGTTTTATCATCAGGCTCTACGACAATCGTAAATTGGTCAGAATTACGTTAATTTTAATAAAGGAAAAACCATGACAATTTTATTTTCACCATCATTAAATACTGAATTTGATACTGATGTTACTCCATTAGACCAAATCCCTGCTGATGCTTTAGGTGCTACAAAAGTAGCACAATCTGTTGCAGAAATTACAGAGGAAGTTACAACAGCAGTAGAAGTTAAAGCTGATGTGCTGGCAGATACATCAAAGTTTAAGAAAGGTTAAAGTATCATGGTTAATAAAGAAGATTTCGCAGACAAAGCAGCTCAAGCTGGAAACGCTATTCAATATTCAGGCGCAACTGGTAGCATAATCGCTGGTCTAGCATTAAGTGAAATCGGTGTAATTATCGGCATGGTAATTGCAGTCTGCGGTTTCTTTATTAATTGGTACTACAAACATAAAAGTTATATGTTGTTAGTTAAAAGAACTAACGCAGAAACTAAGGCTCTCAAATCAGGGAAAATTACTGTATTAGAAGAATCTGATATAGACCAAGATAATGGATAAATGGCAAGCAGCTCTTTTATCATTATCTGCAAGCGGGCTTATTTTTCTAGCAGCTCAGGAAAGTTATAGTCCAGTTCCATACAAAGATACAAAAGGCGTTATTACAAACGGATTTGGTAACGCCTCAATCACTCCCAATCAAAATGTCACAGTAACTAAAGCCTTAGAAGATTTAAAACAAAATACTTCTGAAGCTGGTCAAGCTGTTTCGTCATGTGTAACGTCACGCATTACACAAAATCAATATGATGCTTTTGTAAGTCTTGCATACAATGTAGGTTCTTATTCATTTTGTAATTCCACTATTGTTAAAAAAGCCAATGCCAATGATTTAATTGGGGCGTGTAATGAATTTAAACGCTGGACTTTTGTAGGCGGAAAAGATTGTAAAATTAAATCTAATAAATGTTATGGTATTTACAAAAGGCGTGAAGCTGAACGTCAACTTTGTTTAAAGGATAATTAAATGTGGCAAAATATTAAACCTTTTATGTACGCTTTGATTTGTAAATTAGAATCATTTGTAAACAATCTAAATATGGCAATTGTTAAGCTAATTTGCGAAACGGCTATTATTTTATTGGTATTTGTATTAACTTTAAATTGGATTGACGGCAAATTACATAGACAAGTGGCGCAAACAAACAGCGTAGTGGCTATTCCTTCGACAATTGTAAAAGATGAACCAATGGCTCAAGTAGAAGTTAAAAAGCCCGTAAAAGTCTTTAAAAACAGTCGAAAAATTAAACAAAAAGTAAAATTGCCTGAAGCTGTTGTAAATAACAACAACGAGCAAGTATTGGCTGCAATTTCAATTCCAAAAGATGATTTGTTTGCTAAAACTGTAACAACTATATTAAATACAGAAACAGGAATTACTACTTCTTATATTAAAGATGAGCCTTTGCCGTTTTTGTCATTAAACATTCATGGTGACATTGGATTATATGGTGGTATTAAAAATGGAACTACTACAGTAAGATTGCAAGCGAATCAAGGAATTGTAGATATTAAAGATATACATATTAAAGCAACTGGTTCAATCGACCAATCAACCAATGGCAAAACCGATTATTTTGTTGGAGTAGGTGCATCATATAATTGGTAGGAAGGTTTTATGCAAAAACCAATAACACACTTAGTTATTCCTGACGTTCAAGCTAAAGAAGGCAATGATTTCACATACCTTCGATGCTTAGGAAATTTTATAGTTCAAAAGAAAGTAGATACCATAATTTGCATAGGAGATTTTGCAGATATGGAATCGTTAAGCACTTATGATAGAGGTTTAAAATCTTTTGAAGGTCGTAGCTATCAAAAAGATGTTTGGGCTGCTCGTGAAGCGATGGATGCGCTTTTAACTCCATTGTTTGAATTTAATGCTAAAGCCAAAAAGAATAAAGAAAAACAATACAAGCCTCGCATGGTGCTGACATTAGGCAATCACGAAAACAGAATTAACAGAGCCATTAACGAGGATAGAAAACTCGATGGTCTTATTTCTACCGATGACCTTCCATATCAAGATTGGCAAGTTATTCCATTTTTAGAAGTCATTACCATTGATGGAATAGCATATTCTCATTACTTTACTTCGGGCGTGATGGGTAGACCAATAACAACGGCTAATGCCTTGCTGACAAAAAAGCACATGAGTTGTTTTGCTGGGCATCAACAAGGCAGACAAATTGCGTATGGTCGTAGAGCCGATGGTAAAGAAATGACTGCTATCATTGCAGGTAGCTTTTATGAACACGAAGAAAATTACTTGGGCGCACAAGGAAACCAGCATTGGCGAGGATTTTATGTATTACATGACGTTCATGATGGTGCTTATGATGAGATGGCAGTTTCAATTAAATTTCTTAAAGAACGCTATAACTACTAGGATAAAACATGACTGACCATAATCAAGCCCTATGTGAGAAAATTCTAGGCAACGTAATTGAAACGGTTGCGGTTGATTATGATAATCAAACTATCACGCTTTACACAGACAAGGGATTGATTGAGTTTAGTAGCGATGATTTGCGTATGTGGGTAGAAATAGATAAATTGAATTAGTTTAAAAATGTTATCTAAACTATACTATTAGTATAGAAATTAGCATAAATGTAAACTATGGTTCACATTTTAATGATTATCTCTATATCTTGTCTTTAATATTTAGCGGATTATTACATACAAGCAATTTCGCTTGTTATAGATTAAGGACTAAATCATGTGGACTAAACCAGCAACTACAGAAATGCGTTTCGGCTTTGAAGTGACAATGTATGTTATGAATAAGTAAATGAATAGTTATATCTTGCAGGGTAAGTCTGTAAAATCAACCTTGTAGGGTATCTATGAATAGATAAATGAATAAGTAACTTGAGCCGTATTTTTAATTTTACGGCTCATTTTTTTGGGCGGTTAAGCCGACATTAGAGGATATAGCAAGTAACGAATTTTTCGGCTTTCTGCGTTACATGAAATAGCTATTAAATCTACGCCCCCTAGTTATTGCTTGGAATTTCGCATTTTGAGTTTAAGATAGATGCGATTTGCGCCAGTCAGAAGAAAATGCAACACGCTATAGGGTTTATTCTGACCAGCGTTCCAAGCCTTTCCCAAAGTAACTATCTTTGTAGCGTTTTACAAGAGCCACTTGCCACTATGGTAGTGGTGGAGTCTATCCCCTATTATTGGGGATTGTATCGCTTCCATTCTTGTAATGCCATTAAAACTGCAAGTAATATTTTTTTAGGTTTCATACGTCATACTCACTTAATAATTGTTTAATTGCTTTGATATTTGCTTTTGTTATTTTCATATCTTCTTGTGAACTCCATTCATAAATCATACTTTTTTGATTTTTTAATTCACGTTTAAGCATAGCTACAAAAAAATCATCTAATACTTCAAATACAGCAGATTCATCATCAAAATTAAATTGAATATTCATTATCTATCCTTAGAATTGTCAGGGTATTCATCAAGTTGATTTTCAGGAAATACAGGATTTTTAACCAAGCCTTCTTCCATTGCTTTACGTTCATAAGCAGAGTCTAAACATGAAGACGGTTCATTAAAATTTATATCTCGTGCATCATTCAAATTTTTAATATTATAATATTCTTGTAACGCTTCTTCATATACGCCCCAAAGCCGTTCCACTCTCATTTCATAAACAGATGCAATACTTAACAACCTATCCATAAAAATAGGGTCAATTGCAGTCCAGTCGGCACTATCAGCAAGCATTTTAATATCTTTATCTATTTCCCAAACATTTAATATTTGCTGTTCTAACTCTTGATGCTTGTTCATTCTTTGCCCTTTCCATTAAGTTTATCTCTAGCATCTCGCATAGATTCTTTTTCTAACGCTTGTATGTATTGATAAATAATTAATCCTACTTCTTCGTTAGTTAATGCTTCTTTGTCATCAACACAGATATTTCTTACTGCACGACCAAGCATCTGTAAGTATTTATCTTCCATTTTTATTCCTTAATGCTTGTTCAATAGCACGACTTAATACCATATAATAAGTTTCCATCTTTGAATTAGGTTCGGTGTCTGCATAAATCTTATCTATCTCATCATCCGTTAATCCTTGCCATTCTCTTGCAGATACATTTAATTCTTCAAAATGACCAAACTTAACTAATACACCCATAAGAGCTTTTGCTTGTGTTGTTCTATCAAGTATTTTTCCGTCAACAGTTTTAATATTCCTCATTGCAATTAATGCTTCTTCTACCGAGTCATTATCGTTTGTTGATTGAATTTTAATTTTATAGGACATAATTTTTTTCCTTTAGCATAACTTCAGCAAATTGTATTCCGCACATAAACGCATCTTCTAAATCATCGCAATGGTTTGCTTTAAATGCTTTTATCTTCTCTTCATCCGTTAATCCGACCCATTGATGAGGGTGGGTGTTATCAAACTCTCTGATTTTATCCAAATCATTCCAAAAGAATTGTGTATGCGCTTTTGCTTCTTTAACCATATCATGGTCAAGATATTTACAAACATCTCTAGCATTATCTAATGCACTTTTCATCCAAGCCACAGGTTCTTGCGCTGGTTGTTCACGATTAAAATAAACTTCTTCACCATCAATGTTTAATGTGCAAGTAGAACCATCAAGTGCG